AAGTCCTAAGCCCTGACCCATCATTAGAATTATCATGGCATTTAAATTTAAAAGAACAGTAGGAACATTGCCTTGGTAATTTCATATTACCTTTCGCTCCTTCTGGGATGGGATCGTAGCATAGTTCGGGAGGGGTGTCAAGTTTCATGCTTGATTTAAGATATTTAATTCTACTATTAATATTTATTTTATCTAAAGAATCTGGCTGATGGAAACACAGTTCCCCACTATCCTTAGATATAACAAGAAATCCTCCATTAGAAGTTCCCTCTGCTTCCTCATACCCTGATAGTTGTCCTAAGTAACCAAAGGGATCATCTTCAGATAAGGTTCCTTTTTGAAACTTATCAAAAGATATTCGTGATGCAGTCTTTACATCTACTACTTCTCCATTAATTTTACAATCAATATGACCACTAACTCCTTTAACATTAACTTCTTTTTGTTCATCAGAAACATTATAACCTGCAAGTCTTGTAAGCATCAGAGCTACTGCCTCTAATAGATGCCCATATAAAAATCTAATTTGATTAGATGGAGTAATATTATTTTCAGTAGGATTTTTATTTTCAAACCACAACTGCCTAGCAGGTTTACCTACATTAGACATTCTTAATGTAAAACTTTTATTTCTTTTTGAAGGTCTTGCCCACTGTAATAATGCCTCTCTAATATCTTCAACTGTCCTATCTATTTCAGCATCAGATATATTTATAGCATCACCTTTAGATAAAGGAGTAAGACTGCTATATATATTATCTACTAGATTATTTAAATTTTTAGATTGTGAGTTCAAGTTGCTCATGTATGTCCTTAATAAATAAGTTATCTAATATCTTTTTAGCTTCTATTGCAGAACAATTAAACCATTCGCTCCTCCAATTAAAATATTTCTTTAGCTCTTCATGTGCATCTGTCTCTGCTTTGCGTCTGTCTTGAAAATCATAGCTATGCACTAAAACAAAATCTCTATGAGGTGAAGCTGTTTGATAAGTTTTTAATCTATCGTTAGCATCAACGGCCATCCCTATCTTAACCCAATCTTTAAAATGAGAGTTAGTTATTATATATACTTGTCCTGTTAAGTTAGCTTTATAATTTTTAAGTGAACTAAATGCAGCATCATCAAAAGATTTGTACCTACCTGCTTTATATAAAGGATGAGACTTAGGAACATACTTACCATTAATATACATATTAGAATCTATTCTCTTTCTAAGAGTAGAGGCTCTCTCTCTTATATGATTACCTGATTCAATACTTGTACCATCTTTAGGATAGTAGTACCACCATTCCCCATCTATAAATTTATAGCTATCCCTATTCTTTGCATAAGAACTCATTGGGTTAATGGGTTTCAGCCCAGTTTCTTCCGACATTATATTCTCCATTTAGTGGACATTTTAATTTAAGAATAGCACCTGCATCTATAATAGCTTGTACTCCTCTCTTACCTACTTCTTCTGCTTGGTCTTCTCTAGCTTCTACTTGCCACTCATCATGGACATTAGCTACACAGTGAGCATCTAAGTCTCTTATGTAGTATACGAATAATGATAAGGCTTGCTTCATTGCTATTGAACCTGCTCCCTGTAATAATGTATTTAGTGCTGCGTGTTCTGATCTAACAATTAACTTGCGACCATCTAATCCTTTAAGGAAACCTTTTGTTGCCGCTCTTCCAACGCGATCTTTAAGAGATTTGAATGATGGGAGATTATCAAGGAACTGTTGTCTAACTTCTCCAGCATTCTTTGCGTTTCCTCCAAGAATTGTTGACAATTTTTTATTTCCTGCCCCATAGCAGAGGGCATATATGAAAGTTTTTGCCTGATCTCTTGATTCCAATCCTGCAAGGTGTTGATTAGTGGTGTGTATGTCTCCGTTGAGAACTTCATTTGTATACTCCTCATCATTCATGTAATGTGCTAACATTCTTAACTCCAAGCTTGAAGCATCAATGCCAACAAGTTTATAACCTTCAGGTACAATCCAACAAGACCTACACTCTTTACCATATGGAACTCTAACGCTTGGCAACTGAGCAGTATTAGGATTAGAGTGTGTCATGCGTCCTGTTATTGTACCATTATGATTAACAAAACCATGAACCCTACTATCTTTTAATTCTTTTAACCAAGAATTAATTTGTGCTATTCTTTTTTGTAACATTAAATACTCAGCTATTAATTGAGCCTGTGGTATATTCTTAATATTTTTTAATGTACTCTCATCAACAATAGGTTGTTTAGTTGGTGTAAATTTCTTAGGCTTCCATCCAAAATCTTTAAGGTATTCTCCTATTTGTTTACGTGATCCAAGATTAAATTCTGTTTCAATAGATCTCTCAATCTTTTTCTTCTTAGATATTTCCTTATACTCATCATCATTTAACCTAACCTTTTTCTTTAACTCTCTTGATGATGCAAACTTAGAAAGCTTCCCATCATTATTATACATTGCTCTCAAAGTATATACTTCTACTTTTGGTTTGAATATTTTACGAACTGATTTTATTGTATCAGTAAGTTTATCTTCAAGAGAAGCGACAAGTTCTGATGCATATCGTTCATCTAATAAAAATCCATGCTCTCTCTGCTCGCAAAGTATAGTCATTACTTTATGTTCTAAGTCTACAGACTCTTTAGAAAATCCTTTACTTTCTTTCTTTAAGTGTTTGTAAACACTGAAGTTTAACATGACATCATTAACACAGTATTTTAACATCTCATCAGAATAAGCAGAGAATTCTTTGAACTCCATTTTGTTGTGACCTATACGGTATCCCCATGATTGTAGGCTATGGCTACCTTCTCTAGTCGGGTTAAATAATCTAGATAAAACTAATGTGTCTGTAATCTTTTTAGTTGACAAGTCTACGCCAGTTAATTTTTTAATTACAGGTATGTCAAACCCAATTATATTATGTCCAATTAATTTATCTGCTTTCTGTAGAAACTCTATGGCCTCATCAATATGATCTGGATCAAAGGTATGTGCGATACCTTCATCAATATCATAAGCTACAATACACCATATCTTTGTAGCTATGAGACCATCAGTTTCTATATCAAATAATAGATTCATTCTCTTGCATCCATTTCTTTTTGTACATAAGCTAAAGCTTCAGCCTCAGACATTCCCATGTCCAAGGCTTTTTCATATAGATTCTCCATTAAATCTTCTGTGTAATGATTACTCATATATCTTATCCCACATATCAAGATCTCCAAACAACTCCCACCATTCATATATGCTCATCTGTCTATGCCATTTCATATTGTACTCCTAAAAAGGTATGTTGTCATCATTAGTTTCATCGTCATCAGAATCATCAAAGACTTCTGTTAGTCTTCCTGTTTCATTACTGTAGACTAATGATGTTGCGATGCCAACATCTCCTGTATATCTAGACTTTAATACTACCATCTGTGTAGTGTTTGCTACCTCCTTATCCGTTGCCATTTGATTTCTAGCTAAGGCGAGGACGCAATCAGATAACTGAGCTATACTTTGACTACCTCTAAGGTGACTTAGATTAATCTCTGCACCATTCTCATGCCCTCTATTACCATCAACTCTTCTTGGGTGTGCCACTAGTATTAGACCAACTCCTGTCTCCTCAACTAAAGATCTTAGACGAGTCATAATATTATCTATTGCTCTTCGTTCATCTCCTTCTAAAGATGATACAAGCATATGTAAATGATCTACTACTATCCACTTACAACCGCAACCTATGATCATAAATCTAAGCTTAGAAAATATCTCATCTATATCATGTATCCCTAAATGAGCATGAACCCAAACACGATTTTTGTTATCGCCATTATACATCTTAGAAAGGTATCCGTCCAGTTGTTCTTTAGTATACTGTTCTCTTACTTGATCAATATACAAACGAGCATTAGCTTCAATAGATATAATACCATCTACAGTCCTACGCCAAGACTCTTCAAGAGCCATGATACCTACAGCATCTTTAGTGTGTGAGATTAACCAGTGTTCAATCTCTCTAGTAACAGTAGACTTACCAAGGCCAGTACCACCTGTCAATGTAATAAGTTCGCCTTGTCGCATACCATAGAGTTTGTTATTTAATCCTTCCCAAGGGTATGGTATTGATTCTTTCTTTTCTCTGTTGTGGTATTTTTCTAAGTTGTCAGATATATTTAATACACCAGAAGGCGTATAAATTTTAGAGTCCCACCATGAAGTAACAAAAGTTTGAGTGCGACCTTGTTTTAATATATCGTTAGGATCTTTGAATCCTTCAGGTAATGTTAATATCTTAGCCTTTCCGGGTTTTAAAACTCTAGCTACTCGCCTTGCACTATCTTGACCTACCTTATCACTATCAAAAGCAATAACTACATATTCAAAAGCTTCTAAAAATTCTAAGTTTTCTTTTACATCTTTGACTGCTCCACCTGCTCCATTCTTAATGGAAACTACAGGCCACTTAGATCCTAGCATTTGATAAGCTGCCATCGCATCACATTCCCCTTCAGTTAATGTGACAAACTTACCTTTATTACCGAATAAGTTTTGACCAAATAATATTGTACCTTTAGTAGTACCCTGCCAGAGGAACTCTTTATTCTCTACAGATCTTTTCTTTGTGCCTACCATTTCATTTGAAATAAAGTAAGGATAAATATGTGAGTTGATTGATCCGTCAGAATTAAGAATAGATTTAACGCCATATTTTTTAGCAGTATCTAAGCTAATACCTCTGTCGGTCAGTTCGTTAAAGGAACCTTGTGAAGTATTCATTGAATTTCTCTGATAAGTTTTTATATCTGACACTGTTTCATTTTCTCCATCGTAATCTTTTAAATAAGTTTGGCAACTAAAACAATATCCATTACCTTTTTCATCAACAGATACTGGGTCACTACCTCCACATTTAGGACATGGTAAATGATACTTGACAAATGACATATATTCTCCTTATAAAAGAGAGCTAATAGATTGTCAGTCTATTAGCCCTATTAGTTTTACTAATGTCAGTCCTCGCTATCAACGCTGACTGGCCCATCAACAGTTATTTTACCCTCCTCATTTAAGTTATTTTTTATAATCAAATTATACTGAGCCTGTGCTGCTCTAGCTACATTAAAAGCTACTTCAGCTTCTCGCAATACTTTGTTTTGCATTTCAGCTAACATCATAAATGCTTGTTGGGCTTCAATGTTTAGTTTTGAAACATCATAATCAATGTCATCATTGCGATACAGCATCTTAACAGTTTCATTTTCTACTTCACTCATAGGTCATCTAACTCCTCTTCTTCTATTGCTTCAAGTTCATCTTCGTTACCCTCTGGATTGTACTCCACAAGATCTACGACTTGCATCTTAACAAAGTCAAGACCTTTAAATGTCTTACCATTCCAGACAGATTCCCACTCTTTATATTTAACTTTAACCTTAGATCCATTACCTACATTAACATCAATAGGTTCTAGATTCCTACCAAGTAGGTCAGGTGCTTTGCGAATCATCCCTTTAGGGCCATCTACTTTTCGTTTAATAACTACAGCAGGGCCTTCTTCCATTTGTTTAATAGTAAAACCACGATCTTCAAAGTCAGATGCGGTCTCATTATCAACTACTAAGTTGACTGTGTAGACAGGTTCAAAAGTAGTGTTAGGTGTTTTAACAAAAGCCCAGTATGCGGTTCCTTCTAAGACTGCCATATATATAATCTCCGTTGGTTGTTTTCGTTGCCATTATGCCAGAAAGGTTGGAGCCTGTCAAGCGTAATCTTTTTCCCATTCTTTTGGTCGTTTCTTTTTTCCTTTACTCCATGCTTTTCTAGTAGAATCTATACTAGCAGCAAACCAATAATGAATTTCTAATTGTTCTTTTAATTTATTAAGTGTAAATTTTTTAATACCTCTACCATGTATAGGTTTTACTATACATTTCTTATTACCTATAGTTATATCACAAATACGCCAACCTTCTAAATAAAAAGGTATAGTAAATTTATCACTACGTTTAGGGGTTAGTAGTTGTTTTTTAAATGTTAATAATATTTCTGATGTTGTCATTAAGTACCTATTAAATAATCTAAGAAAGAAGGGAACTGATCAGGAACTACTGAATTTATTTCATTTAGTATATCTTGATCATCATGCTCATATTTTATATAAGCTGCAAACTTATAAAATAATTTACGGTTAGGTGTAGCACTATAGTTGTGCGCCCAGTGTGCTGCCCAAGCATCATCTAAAGCTATCATTAATTCAGACTTAGGATCTATATCACTCATCATTATTTACCTCCTCTTTTATATATTCTACCACAATTTTATATTTATATCCACTAAACTTTATACCTCTATCTAATAATATATCTTCTATCA